AGGAACTTATACAGGAACTATTGATTGGGGAGATGGTAATACAGATGTTAATGATGGTACTATAACAACACATACTTATTTATCCAAAGGAGATTATATAGTAACAATAAATGGTATTTGTACGGGATGGAATTTTAGTTTATTTTCTCCTCCTCAAACAGAGTACATTATTTCAGTTATACAATGGGGAAGTTTAAGATTAGGTTCTGATATGGGAGGTCAATTTGCTCTTTGTCGTAATTTAGATTTATCTACAGTATCTGATTTTCTTGACTTAACAGGTATAACTAGTTTAGATAGCTTTTTTTATCAATGTAATTCACTTACTACTGTAAATAATATAAATTCTTGGAATACTTCAGCAATTACAACTATGGCTAGTATGTTTGAAAATTGTAAATTATTTGATCAATCATTATCTTTTAACACAGGAGCAGTTACTGATATGAATAGTATGTTTAAGGGTTGCTCATCATTTAGAGGAACAGTATCATTTGACACAAGAAATGTTACTCTTATGAATAGTATGTTTAGAGATGCTTTAGTATTTAATCAACCATTATTATTTGACACAATTTTTGTTACAAGTATGAATAGTATGTTTAGAGGTGCAACTGCATTTGACCAAAACATAGGATCTTGGAATGTAGCAAATGTTACAAACTTTATAAGCTTTATGTCTACTAAAACACCTGCAACATTTTCTAAAATAAATTTAGATGCTATTTATAATGGATGGAGTGTTTCAGGGGTGCAACCAAGTAGAAATATATCATTTGGTGGCACAGTAACAGGAGCAAAATATTCAGCAGCAGGAGCAGCAGGTAGATTAGTTTTAACTTTAGCACCAAATAATTGGACAATTTTAGACGGAGGATTATAATATGAAACACTATATAGTTTACAATAATGACAAAGTAATATTCTATTATGGAATATATGGAGGAGATAATGTTTTAACAACAGGACTTGAACATAAATTTATAACTGAAGATAGGCAAGAGTTTATTGATAAGTTAAAAAATGAATTTGATGTTGAATATAATGAAGAAAATATTTAATAACATGAAATACTTAATTATATTACTTGTATTATTATCATCTTGCTCTCTTGAAAAGAGACTAGCAAAGTATTGTCCACTATGTGTACAAAAAGATAGTACTGTAACAGTAATACAAATTAAAGATACTACAATTGTAATCCCTGGAGAAACTATAACTTTAATTGACACTTTATATTGTGATTCTTTAGGTAATGTTGTATCTAAACTAAAAAAAGAGCTAAGAGACAAGGATGGTACTTTAGTTAATATACAAACTAAGATTAAAGATAATGTATATTATACAAAAGCTAAAGTTCACACAATCTATAAAACAATTAAGGGTAATGATGTCTATCATACCAGAGTTGTTACCAAAACTTTAAAACCAGAAAAAATTAAATACATTCCATGGTGGGTAAATTTCTTTGCTGTACTAGGTGTAATATTATTTCTTATACTACTTGTATACTTTGGTTACAAGCTAATTAAACTTTATTTATTATGAAAACACAGTTGACACTATTATTAATATCTATACAACAAGAACTTTTGACTTTAATATCTATTTGCCTTGCATTCTTTTTACCAATATCTGGCATACTGCTAATGATAGGAGTATTAATAGCTATTGATACTTTTACAGGGATATGGAAAGCTAAAAAGTTAAATGAAAAAGTAACTAGTAGAAAGCTCTCAAGTATAATTAGCAAATTAGCACTTTATGAGGTAACTGTAATTATGTTTTTTCTTATAGACAAATTTATTCTTAATGATATCATACTAACTTTTTTCAGTGTACCATTCATGCTTACTAAAGTAGTGGCATTGGTCCTAGCTAGTATAGAGGTGATGTCAATTAATGAGAACTACAAAGTAGTAAAAGGGATAGACCTATGGCAGTCAATGAAGTTACTTTTTGCAAGAGCTAAGGATATTAATGATGACATTAAAAAAATAAAGAAATGATATACACTAGAGAACAAATAGAAAAAGCTGTAAAAGAAAAAGGATACACTTATTTTAAAGGTCCTGGAAACTATGATGTTAATATAATAGGAGTAAGAAACTCTGATACAGGTAAAACAGTAACTAATTTATTTGATGATAAAATGACTTTATCTTATAAGTTAGATGGAGTATGGCAATATCATGAGTGGGACAATACAACTGAGCCCGGAAAAAAAGGAGTAACACAATATCACAATGCTAATGGTGTAGCTAGATTAGTTCCAGGACAGTATAGAGGAGTATATGCTATATCTAAGCACCAAGGAAAGTATGAAGCAGTATGCCAAAGACTAGGTAATGTAACTGTATGGAGAGATAAAAATAAAAACATGACCTTTGATGAAGTTGAAACTGATACAGGAATGTTTGGTATAAATATACACAAAGCAGGCACTGTATCTAACTTTGTAGAGAATTGGTCAGAAGGATGTCAAGTATTTAAAAAATCAAAAGATTTTGATGAGTTCATGAAAATAATAAATAAAGCAAAAGACTTTCATGGCAATCATTTTACATATACTTTACTAGAGAGTAAAGATATTAATTAATAAATAAACAATTATGAAATTTAGAAACAGTTGGAAATCAGCAACAAAACAATGGGACAAGATATCTATAAGATTTAGATTATCTTCAATAGATGTATTTACTTTAGAAATAGATATTTCTAGAGAATTTTACATGCTAACAATATTAAACTTAACTATTAAAAACAGATAATATTAACTATAAAAATTAAAAAAAATGAAAACAAAATGTATGAGTTGTGAAGGCCCCACAAAAAAATTGCAAGCAGGAAGTCTTCCAAAAAAACAAAATGGTGGCTTTCCAAATATGAAAAAGATAGTTAATACTAAAAGTCCTGGGTATCATTATGCATTTCCAAAGAAAAAGGTTAATCCAGTAAAAAAAGCTATATCAACTATTAAAAAAACTATATCAAATATAGGAAAACCTAAACCTAAAATTGCACCACAAAAATATGAATTAGGAGGATCTCTTCCAAAAGCACAATTTGGTGGTCAAAGAAGAGCTCGGCAGCAAGGCAGTTTACCAAGTAGAAGTAGTTGTGGTGAAAAAATAAAAAGAAGAAAAAAATCTTGGGCAAGACAAGATAAGGCTGCAAAAATTTTAAAACCAATTGGTACTGCTGCAGGTGTAATTGGAGGAATAGGTCTTGCAGGAGCAGCTGCATACAAAAAAAGTACACCTTTTAAAAATGCTGTTGATGAATTAAAAGGTAAATTAGGTTTTAATCAAAAAGGTGGTATAGTAAAAAAATATCAAAACGGAGGTCCTACAGATAGTTTAAAAATAATTAAAAAGGAAGGAAAACTAGCAGTAAAAACTGAAAAGCAAAAACAAGCAGATGCAAAAAAAGCAGCAGCTCTTGCTAAAAAAATAGCAAAAGCAAAAGAAAATGCTAGACTAAACTTAGAATGGGAAAAAATGAGTGAATCTCAAAAAGATAGTGTCATTAGACAACAAAGAAGTAGGTTCTAAATAACATCTTATTTAAGATATAATAATCCAGGTAATTTAATTTATCTGGATTTTTTTTGTTTAAATATTTTTTATTTAAACTTTTATAGTATATTTGTTTAAACTTTAAAAATATAAACAATGGAAAATGTAAATCAACAGGAACAAGAACAAGAATTAACTCCTGAACAGTTAACAGAACGTAAGGAACAAATGCTTTCTTTTTACAAAGAATCTATACCTTATTTAGAGGCTCAATTAAATTATGAAAACTTACTAACTAGTATAGATGAAGTAAGATTTAAAAGAACTAATATTCAAATGCAGTATGCTATGTTAGCATCAGAAATGCAAGAAGGACCAGAAGAAGAAACTACTGCACCTAAAAGAACATTAAAGAAAAAGTAATCATGGCTTTAGTTAACCAGGTACAGAAACGTGTAAAAATGCCCAAGTGGGACATTGTTAAATTTCAGATTTTAACTCATTGTTATGTTAATCATATAACAATGAGTGATTCTGATCTTAACTGTCTTACTCTATTAAGTTTTAACCAACCAATAGAACTTACTCATTTTTGTTATGATGCTTCTGCAGAAGATGAAAAAATATTTAAGTCTTCTCAAACAGTAAGAAATTCTTTAAATAAATCAGAAAAAAATAATCTTATAATAAAAGATAATAGTAATAAAAAACTTATAATGTTAAATCCAATTTTAAAAATACAAACTCAAGGTAAAATATTATTAGATTATAAATTTTTAGATAATGATTCCGAAGAAGTCTAGTATTTTATACAAACCTGTTGCAGAAGAATTAAATATTAGTGAAACACTTGTTGAAGATTTAATTTCTTTTTATTACAAAGAAGTTAGATTTCATTTAAGTAGTTTGTCACATCCTAGAATTAATGTAGATGGCTTAGGACATTTTGTTGCAAAAAGTTTTTTTATTGAAAAAACAATACCTAGACTTACTAATAAACTTATGATACATGACACATCTACTTTTAATGCATATTTTAGTAAAAAACAATCTGAATTAAAATTAGAAAGTTTAATTGCTTTAAAATTAAAAATTGATGAAGAAGTTAATAGAAAAAATGAATTTAAAAAAATAAAAAATGAAGGATTTATTAAAAACAATTTGGAAAAATAAAAGTAAAATTTTTGAAGGTGTAAAAAATTCAATTATTAAAAATGAAATAGTTGAAGAAATTTCAAAATTAAGAATGGACATTTGTAATGAATGTCCTAGTAAAGGTAAAAAATGTGCAGTAAAAGGTACTGGTCCTTGTTGTAATGAATGTGGATGTTCTTTAGCATTTAAGACAAGATCTTTATCTTCTGATTGTCCATTAGATAAATGGAAAGCTTTTATGACAGAAGAAGAAGAAGATAAATTAGACACTATAAAATAAATTATTATGAGTATAAGATTTGATGCAAAAGATCATAGTTACATTAGTATAGATGATTCTGAAAAAATTAATTGGATAAGTGTTACAACTCTTATTTCTCATTTTAAAAAAAATTTTGATGCTAAAGCAATTGCATTAAAAGTAACAAAAAATAAAAAATCTAAATGGTTTGGAATTGATCCAAAAACAATTGAAGAAATTTGGAATAATGAATCAGATAGAGCTACTACTTTAGGAACATACTATCATAACCAAAGAGAATCTGATTTATGTTCTTTAGCTTCTATAGAAAGAGAAGGCGTAACTATACCAGTTTTTAATCCAAGTGGAGAAATTGATGGTATAAGAGTTGCTCCTTTACAAAAATTAGATCCAGGAATATATCCTGAACATATGGTATATCTTAAATCAAAAGGATTATGTGGACAATCAGATTTAGTTGAAATAGTAAATGGTAGAGTAAATATCATAGACTATAAAACTAATAAAGAAATTAAAAAAGAATCATTTAAAAATTGGGAAGGAATATCTGAAAAATTAAAAGATCCCATAAAACATTTAGATGATTGTAATTATAACCATTATGCTTTACAGTTAAGTTTTTATATGTATATTATATTAAAACATAACTCAAAGTTATTACCAGGAAAAATATTTATACATCATGTAGTATTTGAAGAAGAAGGTAGAGATAAATTTGATTATCCAATAACAAAGTATAATCATAATAATGATCCGGTTGTAAAAGAAGTTATACAGATACCTATGCCTTATCTATATGATGAGGTTATTTCAATACTTAACTACATAGAAGATAACCCTATTAAAAAAATAAAATGATAATTAAACTATTTGATATAGAAAATGGTGTAGTAGTTCCTACAGAACACTGTTATACTTTAAAAGCATTAAAGGATGTTATGGATGAATATCCAGAAGAACATCTTAAAATTTACTTATACTTGTTTTATATGAGTTGTCCAAATCCTGATTTAAATCCTTTTTTTTATACTCCTGAAATGGATAAAGAAGATTTAATATTAAAACAAATAGATTCTGATTTTTCAGTAGAAGATAAAAGTATACATATTGCATTACAGTTTTGTCAAAGAATGTATGAAACACCAACTTCAAGAGCTTATAAAGGTATTGCCTCTATGTTAGATAGATTAGCAAGATATATGGAAACACAGAGCATTACAGATGGTAGAGATGGCAATATAAACTCTATTGTAAGTGCTGCAAAAAACTTTGATCAAATTAGATCATCTTTTAAAGGAGTATATAAAGATCTTCAAGATGAACAATCAAGTAAAGTTAGAGGTGGACAGGGATTAGCTTACGATAGTTAATTATGAGTCAAATATACGAAGATATACCCTGTTGGGATAATGGTGATTGGACTACAGTTAGTTATAACTCTAGACAAGAATTTGCCGATATCATTCAAGAACTCTTTAAAGAACCTGGTCAATATGAATTTGATGAAACAAGTTTCATATTTAATGAGCAGTCTGTAAAATTTAAACAAAACAATGTAT